TGTTGCTAAGAAGTTATTTGTTGGAGAGACAATAACATCAACAGGTAATATTACTGGTGGAAAGATTGCAGCGACTACAGACACAGCTGCTGGAGACAATGCAGCGATAGGTTACACTGCCGCAGAGGGTCTAATACTTACTGGACAAGGTTCTACTAATGATGTAACAATCAAAAATGATCTTGACTCAGATGTAATTGAAATACCTACTGGAACAACTAATGTTACAATCGCTGGTGATTTAGGGGTTGGTGACGACCTCACTGTTTCTGGTGGTATTATAAAAGTACAAAGTAATAGTGGTGCAGTAGGAAAAATTGACTTCTATTGTGAAGTAAGTAATGCTCACTTCCAATCACTTCAATCACAACCACACTCCGCTGCATCGTCAACCGTTTCGACTTTACCAGCTGGTTCTAACTCAACTCTAGTATCTCGTGTGTCAACGGATACACTAACAAATAAAACATTAACACAACCCGTAATAGCACAAATAGATGCTACTGGTACATTTGCAGTGAACGCTGCCGCAGATATTTTATTAGATGCTGGTGGTGGAGAAATTGAGTTTAGAGATGACGGTACTACGATAGGTCATATCTCTATGGCAAGTCAAAATGTCACTCTTAAATCAATAATAGATGGTAAGGACATTATACTACAAGGTCTAGACGGTACTGCAACAGTAAATGCACTTACTCTGGACATGTCAGACTCTGGTACGGCAATCTTCTCACACAATCTAAGTATGGTTGCAGGTTCAGAAATTATTCATGCTGGTGACTTTACTGTAGATGCTACTGGAAGTATTACTCTTGATGCAGATGCTGGTAATGTTAAGTTCAAAGATGCAAGTGTAACTTACGGTCAAATCCAAAATGGCAGTGGTTCACAGTTTGTAATGCAAGCATTGGTTTCAAACCAAGATATGATATTTAAAGTTAATGATGGTGGATCTACTTATAATGCAGTTACTCTTGACGCATCAGATTCTGGAACAGCAATCTTCGCACACGATATTACAATGTCAAAGGCAGATGCAAAAATAAACCATGCTGGCACCCTAACACTCGATGTTACAGGAGATATTAAACTTGATGCTGATGGATCTAATGTTTATCTTGCTGATGGTGGTACAGATATTGGTCTTTTAAGTGTAAATAATTCTGACCTTAATATTAGAAATCTTATACAAGATAAAGATATTTATTTTCAAGGTAATGACGGTGGTTCTAATTTTACAGCCCTTACCCTTGATATGTCAGAGGCTGGTGCGGCTACATTTAATAGTACCGTAATCTCTCCAACTTTCTCTACAACGGCAGGGGGTATGATAACTACTGCGGCAGGAAGCGATTTAAATATTCAATATCCCGCTGCACGAAGTTTGTTTATTAAAGAAGACGGAGATTCCGCAGGTGCCGCTTCCATCACTGCTGTTACTATTGACAATGCACAGAAAGTTACATTAGCAGGTGCTTTACATATAACAGGTGCAATTACTACAGCATCAACTGCACTGGTAACAAACTTAAACGCAGACAAACTAGATAGTCAGACAGGTGCTTATTATAGGATCAATGTCTACAATTCTGGTGGAACTCTGCTTAACTAAATAGAATAAAATAGGAACTAAAAATGGCAACTGCAACATCCAGAACTACATTTCTTGACATTTGTATGCGTCGGCTAGGCGATCCTGTTATAGAGATCAATATCGATCCTGACCAACAAGAGGATTGTATCGATGAGTCTATACAGTATTGGCAAGAGTATCATAACGACGCAGTACAAAGAATATACAAATCACATTTAGTGACTACTACAGATGTAACTAATGGATATATTAGTTTAGGTGACACAACCATTTTATACGTAACTAGGATGTTTCCCGTTTCGAGTTCCTTTAACACATCATTTAATTTCTTTGACATTAAGTACCAGATGATGCTTAATGACATTGCCGATATGCAAAACTTTGCAGGCGATTTAGCCTACTACGAACAAATGCAACAATACTTATCTTTGTTGGATCAAAAACTAAACGGTACTCCTCAAACTACCTATGTTAGACATGGGAATAGAGTTTATCTTCACGGAGACTTCGAAGATAAAGATGTCAAAGCGGGCGAATACATTATATTCGAAGCATATCAGTCAGTTAGTATGTCAACATTTGCGGCGACTTGGAATGATATGTGGTTAAAAGATTATGCAACTGCGGTGTTAAAACGTCAGTGGGGATCAAACCTTATTAAATTTGAAGGAATGGTTTTGCCTGGCGGTGTCACATTGAATGGCAGACAGATATTCGAAGATGGAAAAGAAGATATAACTAATTTAAAAGAGGAAATAAGATCGACGTTTGAAACTCCTGTAGATTTTTATATAGGATAACAGTATGGCAACAAATCACTATTTCTCCCAAGTTGTAAAAGGTGAACAGAGACTCTACGAGGATATAATTATAGAATCCTTGAAGATCTATGGCCAAGACGTATATTATCTTCCCAGAGATATTATCAACGAGGATACTATTCTCGGTGAAGACGTACAGTCCAGATACAACTCATCACACAAAGTAGAAATGTATATTGAGAACACCGACGGTTTCGACGGTGAAGGAGATCTGTTTACTAAGTTTGGTGTAGAAATACGTGACGAAGCAACATTCATTGTGTCCAGAACACGATGGAAAGAAATTGTTCTTAGATATGACAATGAAATTACTGGTACAAGACCACGTGAAGGTGATATAATATACCTCGCTTTGTCTAAGTCTTTCTTTAAGATAACACACGTAGAACACGAATCTCCATTCTATCAATTAAGTAATCTTCCAACATATAAATTACGTTGTGAGAAATTTGAGTACAGTGATGAACAGTTTTCTACTGGCGACATTGAAATGGATAAAGAAGCAGAACAGTATGCATACACATACGAGTTGATCATGGACAGTTCTGGGCCTGGATATATCTTGGGCGAATATATAAGTCAAACAACTGCGTCGGGTGCTATTATATACGGTGACGTAGTCACTTGGAACGATTCTTCTAATACACTTGGACTTATCCACGTTGGTGCTAGTGATGGTAAATTTGCAGAACTTATTACAGGAGTTGCACTACTAGGAAACGAATCTCGTGCATTCTGTACACCTACTTCTATATCACAAAATATCGCTGCGACCGAAACCGAAATGAATGATGAATTTGAAACGACTGCCACGGATATGTCGTTCTTGGATTTCACTGAAAGTAATCCGTTTGGAGATGTACAATAAATGTTAGGTTCTTATTTTTACCATGAACGCATCCGCAAAAGCGTTGCGATGTTTGGTTCTCTATTCAACAACATATATGTTCTAAGACATAACGCAGCAGGGTCAACTATTGGCACTATGAAAATTCCTATTTCATATGCGGCTAGAGATCAGGCATTAGTTCGTATCCGAGACCAAGCTAATCTTGATACCAACACAGGTTTAGCACTCAAGCTACCTAGAATGTCATTTGAGATGCTTGCATTTACATACTCACCCGAACGACAATTACAAAAGATGGGTAAGATACAAAAGGCTGATCCTAGTACCAGTAGTGTTGTTTCTAGGAATAAACTTTACAACTATGTACCGTACACTATTGCCTTCCAATTAAATCTATATGTAAAAAGTCAAGATGACGGACTACAAATACTAGAACAGATCTTACCGTACTTTACACCACAGTATAGTATAACCATCAAACCTTTTTCTGACTACGCAGACATAAAAGAAGACGTACCTGTCACACTACAGGGTGTTGCATATTCAGATACATACGAAGGTGGGGTTGGTGATAGACGAGTCATTAACTACCAATTAGATTTTGAGATGCAAGCAAATTTCTATGGGCCGCTTGGCACAGGTAAAATCATTCGTGACGTAGAAACTAATCAATACCTAATGCAAGCAGGTTCTGGAGACTCGGACGTTTGGGTTTCAAAATTTAACATCCTACCAAATCCTCTTGGTGCTTCTGCCGACAGTGATTATGGATTCACTACAACCCTTACAAATACGGTGGATAGTGCATAACAAGTGAGAAATATAATGGAAGATTCTGACCAAATAAAAAGTGACTTTGACCATTCTAGAGATACATACTATGACCTAATACAGAAGGGTCAAGAGTCTTTAGATCTGATGATGCAGTTTGCTCGTGAGAGTGAACATCCTCGTGCGTTTGAAGTCCTATCTGGCATGATTAAGAACGTTTCAGACGTAACAGATAGATTGATGGATTTACAGAAGAAAAGCAAAGACATCACTAAAGATGAAAAAGAAGTCGGTGGAACAACAAACCAAAACTTGTTTGTGGGTTCAACAACTGACTTGCAAAGAATGCTTCAAGAACATGATAAAATGGTAGATGTGACACCGAATGATTCAACAAAGTAATACCTATCTAGGTAATCCTAATGTAAAACGCGATGGTGTACAAGAACAGTTTACTGAAGAAACTCTTCTAGAATACCGAAAGTGTATGCAACAACCAGCGTACTTCGCAAAGAAATATTGCAAGGTTATTTCGCTGGACGAAGGACTAGTACCCTTTAACCTATACCCATATCAAGAAAAGATGTTTAAACACTTTGATGAAAATCGTTTTAGTGTCGTGCTTGCGTGTAGACAGTCGGGTAAATCTATATCTTCTGTTGCATATCTATTGTGGTATTCTCTGTTTCACTCCGAGAAGATTGTTGCAATTCTTGCAAACAAAGGTGCGACTGCTCGTGAGATGTTAAGTAGGGTTTCTCTTATGTTAGAGAATCTACCGTTCTTCCTTCAGCCAGGATGTAAAGCGTTAAACAAAGGTTCGGTGGAGTTTTCCAATAACTCTCGTATCATTGCAGCTGCAACGTCAGGGTCATCTATTCGTGGTATGTCTGTATCGCTTTTATATCTTGACGAGTTTGCATTTGTTGAGAAAGCGGCAGAGTTCTATACATCTACCTATCCAGTTATTTCATCAGGTAAGAGTACCAAAGTTATAATTACTTCTACTGCAAACGGTATCGGTAATATGTACTACAAGATATGGGAAGGTGCAGTCCAGAAGGTAAACGAATTTAAGCCATTCAGAGTTGATTGGTGGGACGTTCCAGATAGAGATGCTGATTGGAAGAAACAGACAATATCCAACACATCACAACTACAGTTTGACCAAGAGTTTGGTAATACATTCTTTGGAACAGGAGATACACTCATAGGTGCAGAAGCACTTATGGCAATGAGGATGTCTAATCCTCTGCGTCACCTAGAAGGTGGACAATGCCTTGTATACGAAGATACCATAAAGGATCACGACTATATTATGACAGTTGATGTAAGTAAAGGAAGAGGACAGGACTACTCTACGTTTAACGTGATCGACGTTAGCACAAGACCGTTTAAACAGGTTGCTACTTACCGATGTAATACTATTTCACCTATTCTCTTCCCCACCATTATATATAAGTACGCCGCTCTTTATAACCAAGCATATGTTATAATAGAATCAAATGATCAGGGAACAATAGTCTGTAATGGACTTTGGCATGACTTTGAGTATGAGAATATGCACACCGAGAGTACAGTAAAAGCAAACAGACTTGGGGTAGAGATGACCAGAAAGACCAAAAGACTAGGTTGTTCTGGTATAAAAGATCTATTGGAAAACAATAAACGTGACATTCACGACGAACAGACCATACTTGAGTGTTCTACATTCGAAGCAAGAGGCCAATCATACGAAGCATCTGATGGAAATCACGATGATCTCATTATGAATCTGGTCATGTTTGGGTACTTTATCAATACTGACAGGTTCAGAGACCTTACAGACATCAATATAAAAGAAATGTTATACAAGAATCGGATCAGTGAAATCGAAAATGACATACCACCCTTCGGATTCATGGACACGGGAGAAGAACAAATCAGAATAATAGAAGAAAGAGAACGTAGTACGCCTTGGGCAGTGGAATATTCAGACGATTTCTAGTTTATTCTTAAAATAAAACATCTTATAAATACTTTCATTAAGAAGTGAACATCCGTATTATGTATTCATATCATTTAACTCAGTAAGGAAAAAGAGTCATGGCAATATTTACCCCATCAGAGTCGCCTGCTATCGTAGTAAAAGAGGTAGACTTAACTGGTGTTGTGCCAAATGTTCAAACTAGCACAGGTGCTATCGTCGGAGATTTTAATTGGGGACCTGTCGAACAGGCGACCAAGATATCCAACGAAAGTGTACTAGTGTCAACATTCGGTTCACCCGACAGCGATAACAGTGTGGATTTCCACAGTGCCGCTTATTTTCTACGTTATTCGAACTCACTGCAAGTGGTTCGATCAGTAACATCCGCAGCAAAGAACGCTTACGACGCAGGCGCAGATGCTGCACCAACAGTTAAAAATCGCGATAACTTCGATACACAGTTAGGCGCGTTAAACACTGCCGATCACACATTTGTCGCAAAATATCCAGGCGATCTAGGAAACAGTTTGAAAGTTTCAATACTACAAGCAGATTCTTCAGACGCAACAACAAATTTTAACAACTCAGCAACATTTACCGCTGCGTTTGATGCAGCTCCAGGCACATCACCATACGCAACAGGTGTTGGTGCAACATCAGACGAAATCCACGTCATAGTCACAGACCAAGACGGATTAATCTCTGGTACGCAAGGTGAAGTTCTAGAAACCTTCCCATTCTTATCAGTTGCTAAAAATGCTAAAAACACAGATGGATCAACTAATTTCGTAAGAGATGTGATCAACAATGCTTCCGCATACGTGTGGATGGCTGGTAAAGGCGACGTAGGTGTTTTCTCAGACGGGATAGCATTTGTAGATGCCGTCAGTGGAAAAGAGTTTGGTTCTAATCGTGGAGTAAAAGATATATCACTAGCTGGTGGTGTAAACTCTGCGTCATTAACCCCTACCGAATTTGCACTTGGACATGATAAGTTCGAAGATGTAGACACTATAGAAGTGGATATGTTAATCGCACCAGGTATGTCAGCAACAGGTAATCATACTACAGTAGTTAACGACTTAGTCGCAACTGCACAAACACTAAGAAAAGATTGTGTTGTAGTAGCATCACCTTCAAGAGCAGATATTGTCGGTCAAACCGATCCAAACGCAAATGCGATCACACGTGCTAATACATATACTAACAGTTCTTATCTCTTCTGCGATAACAACTACCTAAAAGTGTATGACAAGTACAATGACATGTATATTCAAATCCCAGCTGCATCATCTACTGCTGGTCTTATGGCCGCAACAGACGCAGTTGCTGCTCCTTGGTTCAGTCCTGCTGGCCCACGAAGAGGACAATATTTGGGTATAACAGCACTAAATTATTCACCAACCAAATCACAGAGAGACAGTCTTTATAAGGCAGGGGTTAACCCAATCTCAAACATACCAGGTCAAGGTGTGTTGCTCTTTGGTGACAAAACCAAACTTGCTAGACCAAGTGCCTTTGATCGTATTAACGTTCGAAGATTATTCCTCGGTATAGAAAGGGCAATAGCAATTGCCGCCCGTAACGTTATGTTCGAATTCAATGATGAGTTCACTCGTGCTGAGTTTACAAACATTGTCGAACCGTTCCTTAGAGAAATCCAAGGGCGTCGCGGTATCACCGACTTCCGTGTAGTTTGTGACGATACAAACAACACTGCGGCAGTTATAGATAGAAACGAATTCATTGCGAATATCTTCGTCAAACCAGCACGTTCAATCAACTACGTAACTCTAAACTTCGTAGCTGTTAGAACAGGTGTTGACTTTGAAGAAGTTGTTGGCACTGTTTGATCTGTAGCATAGGAGAATAGACAAATGGCAGTCCTCAATATAGACGACTTCAAAGCAAAGTTAAAAGGTGGTGGTGCAAGAGCAAACCTCTTCAAAGCGACCATAAACTTCCCCGCTTATGCACAGGGAGATGTAGAGATCACATCGTTCATGTGTAAAGCGGCTCAATTGCCTGCATCAATAATGGGAATAATTGAAATTCCATTCAGAGGTAGACAACTTAAAATCGCTGGTGACCGAACATTCGAAACATGGTCACCAACAATCATTAACGATACAGACTTCAAAGTCAGAAATGCAATGGAACGATGGATGAACGGTATTAATGCACACAGTGCAAATACTGGCCTAGTTGCACCTGCGGATTATTCTGCTGACTTGATTGTAGAACAACTGGATCGTGACGAAGCAGTGTTGAAAAAATACAACTTCCGTGGTTGTTTTCCAACAAACGTAAGTGCAATTGATCTCGCTTATGAAACAAACGATGCTATCGAGGAGTTCACAGTTGAATTCCAAGTACAGTATTGGGAATCTAACACTACTAGTTAAGGTATACATATAAGAAAAGAGTGGGGCATTAAGTTGCCCCACTTAATCTAACTAAAGGTAAACATATGGCAGACAATACACTAAAACTATTTGGTTTCGAAATCAAACGGTCTAAAAAATCAGACGCGGATGCTAAGAAACTAAAATCTATTGTACCGCCAGTAGATGAGGATGGTGCTGGTTACGTAACCGCATCTGGAACTCACTTTGCTCAATATGTAGATATCGACGGTGATAAGTCAAAAGATAACGCTGCTCTGATACAAAAGTATCGCGGTATATCAATGCATCCAGAAGTGGACGCGGCTATCGAAGATATAATGAACGAAGCAATATCTGGTTCAGAAGAAGGGTTTCCTGTGGAACTCGTTCTTGACGACGTTGATACTTCTAAAGGTATCAAAAACAAAATCACAGAAGAATTTAAAGATCTTTTAAATATGTTA